TCCGAGCGGTAGATTCGGGGTCTATGGCCCCATTGACGGTCAGATTGACGGTAGGGCCAGAGGCTTTGAGGATACCTGCCAGAGTGGTCGTATCTACGCCGGAACCATAACTCGTAAAGGCAGTCGTGCTAGCTGCTGCTTTAGCTGCAGAACTAGCTGCGGAAGAGACCGATGTTGAAGTCGTGCCGGAAGTTGAAGTCGATGGAACGGCAATCTTTGGGATTGTCGTGCTTGTTGTAACGCCCGAAGTTGAGACCGTTGGCATTTTGACGGTTGGGGCTCCACTTACAGGGATGGTCGGGATGTTTGGTAAAAGTGGGATGGAGTTGTATTTAGTAATCAGCCAGTTAATAACTCCGATGGCTGCTTCGACCGCAGTCGTAATGGCTCCAATAATGCCGCCGATGATATTAATGACACCGCCAGCAATCTTTCCTACGATCTGAAGGGCTGCTCCTAAAGTAGTTCCGAGAACCGGTGCAACGTAATCCGCGATTAACTTTCCAAAAGCCAGAAATGCATCCATATTTTCACCGATGGCATCTTTGACGTATCCGAAGGCTTTAACGAGGCCGTTCCAGATTGGAGTAAATACATTGCTCAGAGTTGTACCGAGATTCGTAATATAAGACGTTAATCCGCCAGACTTATCGGAGAAAGCCGTAGATAGTTTCTCGACGATTGGCACTACGTACTGGGTGAAATATCCGACTAACTTCTCTAAGATAGGAAGCAAGGCGTAGCCAATAGTCTCTTTAGCTTCGTTGAGTGTGGTCTTGAGAATGTCCATCCGACCTTGAAAGGTCTCGGCGTTACGAGCTGCTGCCCCACCAAATAAGTCGGTTAGACGTTGCTGGACTTGGGTGAAATCCATCGTCTTGAGTTCAGCCGATGATAATCCGATGCCTAACTTGCCAAGTGCGGTCGTGTTCCCGTCATAAGCCTTGCCTAACGAATTTGCCACACTTTCGAGCGGTTTGC